AACGAGTCCACGTGCTTACCCAACAGTTTAGCTGCCTGTGCCGCGACAAATTGTTTAGCCTCCGGAATGGAGTTGAATTGCATTTTACGGGCGACCGCTGCGTCGGTAATCTCACGCAGGAGTGGGCCGTATTCTTTAAGGCCGGGGTAGTCGGAGACGAAGTCATTGAAGACCTGCTGTTCGGACTGCTGGCGGAATTGCTGTTGAACCGGTTGGAATTGATTGCGCAATTCGTCGATACGCTGATCCATCAAGTGACGATTGATGGTGACGGCCTGACGAGCGACGGCTTGAAGGTGGTCGTTGTAGGCGGCTAGTTGGGCTGGAGTTGGTTGGACGCCAAAAGTATTTTCGTACGACTTCGAGTCGGCTTCAAAAACGTTAAATTGTTTTTTGAAGTCAGCCTCGGACATTTGCGGCGCACCCTGCGCAGCTGGTGCGACTGGTTGTCGCATCGACGCAGCGAGTTGCTGAAGCTGCTCGTTGGACATGACCACCGAAGTTGGTGCGCTCGAGGTCGAACGGACTGGAGTGGCAGACTGCTCCGTCGCTTGGACTGGAGTTGAGGTCGATTGACTGGGTTCTGTCGAAGGCGTCGAATGTGACGGCTCTGAGGTTGAACTGCTAATAGGTGCAAACGGGTTACCACCATCAGACGAAGTGTCGTCGGCTGGCGCCCGTAGTGAGGATTTAATTATGAACATATGGGTGATGAATTATTCTAACAAAGATGTATTATCAGGCCCGTCCTGGCCCGACTGTTGAATTAACTCCTCCAGCTCCTGCTTGCGTATGGTTGTTGCCATTATTAACCTGCGTAGACCCCGGATTTCCCCGATTGACTGCTCCCTGAGGAGTTCCGCTTCCCGACTGCGGGGCACCTCCCCCAGGACTAATTTGTTGAGAGCCGACGCCAGGGTTTCCAGCTCCTCCAACCATTGCTGGGTTGACTTGTCCTGCAGCCAGGAGCATAAGTTCCTGTATTCGTTGAGGGGTGAGGTCAAATCGTTGGGCGTTGCGGACTCCGCGGAGGTCGAGGATTTCATTGAGGATGAGAGTTGGGTCTTTTTTGAATACGAACATCAGTTTGGGGTCTTTAGCCATTGCTAACAGCAGTTCCTGGAGTGCCATTGCAGTTTGACCTCGATCTGACGGGAGAGTGCCGTCGAAGACTAGAAAGTCGTAATTACCGACTAAGTGATCTTTAGTGACCTTTGAAAAACTCATTGCGCCCTGTGCGACTAGTGGGTCAGATTGAAGCCGGTTCAAGCCGATCGTGTTGATGAGAGTGGGTTCGTCAAGACCCTGACGCAAATTAGACAATAGCTTCTGTCCCATCGGCAGTAGGGCACTGTCCCAGATACCGTGCGCGGTCAAGAGGAGTCGTCCGGCGGCAGCCGGAGCGACAGCACGGGCTTCGGAAGCAGATCGACGACCTCCGGCGAATTGACCCAGAATGGTGTCGGTGATGCCGGTTGCTTCTTGTCCGTATTTGGTGAGATACGTGCAGTCATTGAGGTGTGACTGAGTGACGTCCTGGACCTTGAGCTGTTGAATATACCGGTCGACGCCAGAACCTGCCATGGTCTTTTTAAGACGAATAACAGGGTTGCGGTCGGTAAGATCTTTTACTTCAATGCCCGACGGGTCGACGACAAAGCGGTTGGAGATGACCTTACGAACTGAGGTAATACGTGCGTTAATGAACCAGGTAATCGAGTCTTGAAGCGGACCAAGAATTTCAGCCAACCCAAAGTTGATGAAACGAATTTGGTCATTGGCAAACTGTGAAACATTGTAAGTGAACTCATCATGTGCGTAACCCATTTCTTCGAGTCGGACGATACGGGAATCGTTAGCTACCCAGACAAGGCATTTGATTTCACGGTCAATAGCTGGGTTGAGGAATTTGCCAGGTGCGTATTCGAACTTCGACGGATTGAGACGAATTTGCAACTCACTAATGAGAACAAAACGCGGGACGTTGTTGTACATCAGCATCGGGTCTTTACCAATCCAGATGAGGCGACGACCGTCTAGGTCTTCTTGACGAAAAGCCGGAATGAACTCGACACCGGCACATTGCTGTTGGCGTTCAAGTTGTTCTAAATCCCCACGAGAGTATTCAATTTCGTCCGCACAAAACTCTCCCTCACGCCAACGGGTAAGAGGAATACGTGGGTCGGGAAAAAAACGATATGGATTGACTGGAATAATCTTGTTTCCCATGAATTTGGTCGCATCGGTGACTTGTGTAATCATCGGTGGCTGAACCATGGGCATCCCGGGTATTTGAATAAAACTGGGATCAGGTACTTGCTGGATGACTGGGACAGTCTCATGCACCCATGATTCCTTGAGAATGCCAACACCGTAGCGGCCAATATCCGTGAGGAATTGGGTTAGTTTTTCGGATTTAAAACGGTTGTAATTTAAGTCTCGCTCAATGATTGCTTGACCGATTTTAGCCGCTTGTTCGTCGGCTGGCGTAGCACCAGCTAGTTCGTAAAAGAAATCACGTTGATTGAAGACACCGTAGCAGAATGAAACAAAGGTTTGTACCTGTTGATAAGTCAACGGGACAATCATTTTCATCGGCTCTTTGCGTTCGGAAGCTTTAACATCCTCCGCGTCAGCTTGGCGTTCACCACGATAAACCATGTCATGCCGATCCCAGTCAGGGTAGTGCCGCACCATCTCCACACGAGAGAGCTTCAAGTAGTCCTTACAACGCTGAAGCAGGCCAGAGATACAGGCGTTCTGGGTGTTTTGTGACAGCTCTTCGAAGACTTCGGGTAGCATTGGCATGGGAGGTGTGGATCAATAATTGATAAGCACGGGAAAGTTAAAGTTTCCCGTGGTTGAGAAAACGTTAATCAGTTAATTTGAACAACTCGAGTAGCTCTGAGCTGTAACGATTGCCAGGAAGGCTGCGTTTATCCGAGAAGTGTTTAAGGCAGACGATGCAGGCTTGGAACTCCGAGTCAGAAAAGCCAATGGTGATGTAATCGCGTTCCCAGAGTCTGGAAATGTCTGCAAAGCGTGCGGCGGCAGCAGGGTCGGTTGGTTGACCGTTGACAAGGGTGCCATCATAAGTTGGACGGAGGAAGATGACTTCTTCGAGACGGACAGAAAGTTTGCCAGACGCAACGATGTCTTTACGTTTGTCGGACCAGTCGCGTTGCGTGAGGGCCGAGTTGAGTAGCTCGCAAGCTGCTCGAGTGATGGTGTATGAGGATGTGGACATGCTAGTTAAAAAGGGAGACCAGAGCATCATGCCCGGGTCTCCCAGAGGGTTAGCTGTTAGAGAACGGAGTGGCGATGACACCGGAGGCACAAACGACACCGCGAACAGCCCAGAGGGTTGACGAGATGCACTCGCACTCGATCCAGGTGCCGATAATGCCACCCGTAGTCGTGCCACTCATGGAGATGGCGATGTGCGAGGAACCGTTGCCGGCGAAGGTCTTTGGACCGTCGTTGGCCGCAGGAGTAGCGGCGACTGTGTTTGTCAACACATTACCCAGAAGGTAGACGGCAGCTGCGCTGGTGATAATTTTTGCCGCATTAGAGGTGATGGTTGTCGAAACAAAGAATTTGTAAAGAAGACCGATCTCTGGAGTTGGCAGAGTGTAGACGATACCAGCGGCACGATCAAACAGTGCCGTGGAGCCAGATTGGGCGGCGGTCAGAGTAACCGTGGCGCCTGAACCGGAGATGGAGTTGATTTTAACAAGGTCGAGCGGAGGCGGTTCACCGGCTGTGATGTCAGCCGTACTTGGCAAGCCAAGGTATTTACGCATTTGATATGGACCGTCGATAGTTCCTGAATAAGACATGGTAGAAGGAATTAAGTGTTGACTAAAGTGCCGGCAGTCAGCCGTGCGAAAATGTTAGCGGTTGGCCTCTCGGCGCCAACGCCAGATGAGGAAAGCGATACCAAGCAAAGAACCGATGAGTGCCGCGATCTCGTTAATCTGCCCGAGCGAGATCATCGCAATGGTCGGCGTTGCCGCGGTCAGGACGTCTTTCGGGAGTGAGTTGTTCATTTGGTTTTGCGTGCCATCCGATCTCCGAACCACCAGCCGACGCAGTTGAAAGCTGCG